GGACACACCGGAGCGGAACTGCCAACCGGGAGGGCACTCCGGTGCCCCAGCCGGGGGCTGCTTGGCAGCCTGCGCTGCCGGGGCCGCACCACCGGGTCCTCCGGAGAAGTGCTGCGCCGCAGCCTTGACCTTCACCATCAGATCAGCGAGCAGCGCACCGTGATCCCCGGTGAACTGTTCGTAAGCGGCGGGGATGTCCGCTGCGTGAATCACGATCCACGGGGCGTCGAATCCCGCACCGCCCTTGAGGGTCACAACAACTTCATCGTTGCCGCTCGAGGCTGGGCGTGCACCCGGCTCCTTGACCTCGACGGTGGTGGTGGTGTCTGCGAACGGATCAGCAATAGTCAATTGACTACCTTTCATTGGGTTGGGTTTTTTATTCTTTTGTCAGCGCACCGGGCATGAGCCCGAAGCGCAGTCCTCATCAATGCCGTCGCTGACCTGTTTAGCGACGGCACTTTCGTACTCCCAGCGAGACAACCGCTCGTAGGGTGATTGGGGCATGGAAGCCTCAGGGAAACAGGTTGCGCCCTTTAACTTCCCGGCGAACTCACGCAACTGCTCATCGACCTGCTCTGAGCTATAGCGTTTCGGGTCGAAGTTCGCGGTGAATGACACCGCGTTATCAGCCCAGTGCGTTTGGTACAACGATTGGAACGCCAACATTTCGTGCAACGTCAAATCGTCGGCAGCCTCAACGATGTCCTCGCCGTCCCGCCCGTACCTGTCAGCGACAGCCTGAACCAAAGAGTCCTTCGTCGGGAAAGACACAACCACCGTGTTATCGGCGTACATGTCATCCTCGACTTCGAAACCCTCAGCCTCGTACTTGTCTGCCATTGACATCTGTTCCGGATCGACCTTCGAGAGCCGCACCCTGCGAATGAAATACTTCGCAAAGATCGGGTGCACACCCTCGCTGACCCCAGGCATTTTGGCGATAGTCCCGGTGGGTGCAATGGTGCGTTTCTTCACCGGTACTGGGATTCGCAGTTCGTGTGAGAACTCCTCTGCCGCCGCATCAACGGTGTTAGCGAGCTCCCGCAACATCTTCTTGAACTGCTTGTCCTTCGGTGCCTTCGAATACTTCTTCCCCATCAAGGCGAGGAAACTAGCGACACCGAAATGCCCCACACCGATGCGCCGGTTGCGGTCCAGCACTTCCCGGCTCTTGGGGTCACCGACCTCTGAGAAGGTGGCCCTGATGAGGAACCTGGTCATCAACCGGTGCGCTTTCCACAACCCAAGGGAATCCACCTTCCCTGACGGTGTGATGAACCCCGCCAGGTTGATGTGCCCCAGGTTGCACGGCTCCCACGGCTCCAACGTGATTTCACCGCACGGGTTCGTACACACCACAGCGTTGGGTTCTCCGTAGTTGGAGTACGAGGAATCCCAGAAGCCCGGTTCACCGTTGTTCACCATGCCCCTCGAGAGGGCCGCGAGGACCTTCGAGGCGTGCCAAGCATGACCTTGCTTGACCTGATACCAGAACGTGTCATCGACCTCCACAGAGATGTTCGTTGTCCAGTGCGACAACGATTCCTGCTTGATGTTGATGAACTTTTCGATCTGCGGGTCAGCCCAGTGCATCATTGCCATGCGTGCGCTTCGCCGCACCCCGCCGGCGACAACGCACTGCGCGATAGCGTGGTCAATTTCCATCCCGGCGATACCGTCAAGCATCCGGTTACTGTCCGCTAGACCGTTGAACACACCCGCGATTTCGTGAAGCATTTTCGCCAACGGCAGAGGGCCGGAAGCACGCCCACCGAAGGTTTTCAGTTTCGCCCCGGCAGGGCGAACCCTAGACACGTCATACACCCGGTTGGGGTGCTCCACCACAGGTGCGTAGTGAGTGTCGATCAGATCGACCAGGGCTGCCGCCCACCCCTCACGGGAGTCCTCGATCTGAAACGCACCCGCCCAATCAGAGTTGTAGTCGATGGACAGCAACCCGGCTTGCGCTAACTCCTGGTAATCCGGATGCTCAGAGTCACAAACAATCTCCACTTTGAGCGCGTTCTTCACGGGCTGGTAGGCGGTGAGGTATTTGTTGGAGTAGTTCGCACCGACACCCCCACCTTCCATGAGCCGCATGAACGTGAACTCGAAGTGGTCTGCGACGTTCTCTGTCCACCCGGCAACCCAACAGTTGAACAGGTGGGAAGCGTTCTTCACACCTGATGCCCACAGATGCCTGCCTGCCGGAAGGATTTTGAAGTCCAACATCATGTCGATGAGGTCTTGGCGTTCGTTGAGCAGTTGGTAGCGGGCATCGACAAGTGCCAGGTTGCCGTCCACTACCCGCTCAACGGTTTCCGGCCAGGACTCTTTGGTGCCGTCTAGCTTCACGCGGGAATAAGTTCTGTCATAGACAAGTTTTCCTGTGGGTCCGAACTTGACCTCAGTCGAGGATGCTGCCATATTTCTAATAGACCTTTCTGTCGTGCGCTTGTAAGTGCTGGAATAAATACCTGTTTTAAAGCAACAGGCATGTCGAGCAGGATTAGGTTGCAGTTCGCGCAGGCGGCAACAACATTTCCGCTGCAATGCCCCAAGTTGTTGTCCAGACGGTCCAAGCCGCCTGCTCTTTCGACTCCACAGTAAGTGCATGGAGACAACATGATTGGGCTTGCTTCTTCCCATGGAATAGGTTCCCCAGGAAGCCCTTTCCTCTTATCAGCGTATTTGTAAGCCTTGTACCTCAGGTATTCAGGATTTTCTGCGTAATAATCCTTGCGGGCAGCTTCATCAGCCGCCTTAAGCTCAGGGTTGGAACGCCGCTTAGCGGCGTACTTTCGCCCCTGCTCCCTGACGTATTCCTTACAACGCCACTTACCTCCAAACGAATACCTCTTATCTTTGTTCCATTTCCAGTGATCTTCACCGGGCTCATCAATGCCACACCTGTTGCATCTTTTTGGGTAGGGTTTCACTGCCCTGTCGGTCCCCAGTTAACGTCTGTCATGCAGTTCCTTTCGTGTAAATGCCGCCGCAATACATTTCCTTATCTTGTTGTTCCCAGTTCTCAATCAGCATGGGTTTCTCATGCGGAAAGATGTTCGGGAAGATCAGGGCGCGGTAGAACTCTGAGCGCCCCATGCCGTTGAAGATCGGATCGAGGATGTTGAGTTTCATTCGTCCTCGTCTTCCCATTCGTCTTCGCTGTCCCAGTCTTCGTCCCACTCAGCGTCTTTCTTTGCTTGGCGGGCTTCTTCGAGGATTTCGTCTACGTTGTTCAGTCCGGTGTGCGGGTCGATGTATCGGCTCATCGGCTGGCGCTCACTTTCGCTTGGGCGATCAGACGGTTGACGGCTTCTCCGGATTCGTCATCCCAGTTCGCTTTGGACTTGTAGTGGGCTTGCTGGGCTGTGACGGGTTTGCGACTACCCGGCCCGTCGTGGTCTTTCTGCTGCTGCTTGAACGAGCGGTTCATTTCCGTTGTGAGGGCCGTCAATGCCCGCGTAAGCCGATCCCGTGCGCCCGTTTCTGATTGCGGGATGACCTCATCCCGCAAATAGCGGCGTTGAATTATTTCGGCATAGTTCGAGTTTTTTGCCGCAAGCATTTTCAATCCCCTACGAAGGTCAGTCTCCGAAGCCAACTTGTTAAGAACCGTGTCCTCAAACTCGCCGCCCTGAATGAAGTCCTCACTGACCGACCAGTTAGACCCAAGTTCCGGTGATTCGTGATGCAAAGCGCGATCCTCAAGGAGCCCCTTGACCTCGTTCACCGAATACCGGAAGTTGCCGGAAAACACTTCGTAGTCGTCCCGCTCCTTGCTGGCGATCTGATGCCCCAGAGCGACAACCGCGTTCAGACGGTTCTTGTCGTCGAACTCAGCCAACAACTTCTCGATCACGCCAGGGCGCTCCAACAAGAACAGGTAAAGTTCCTGCTCCATGTCCTCCTCGCTGACTACGTTCGGCCACTTAAACGCAACCGTCTTCGCAGCCTTCTCAACCTCAACCTTCAACCGCAAAACATCCGAACCCACAACATTTCCTTCCATAGAATCGTGCAACGTCAAGTTAGAGCTCCCAAGAGTGACCATCAACCGTGAACCTTCCCTGTGTAATCGGAACCATCTCAGGCTTCACATGCTGACCCTCAACGGTCAGCAACCCGAAACCCATCTGCCAGTTACCCGTAGCGCCCTTCAAGTACTGCGCCATTTTCATATCCATCAAATGACCAACCTCCATACCGGTCACTGACTTCACGATGTCCCCGCCGAAACCGAAAGAGTGGCTGGCGATCCCCATGCGGTGCGTATGCCCGATCACCACCGAAGCCTGAAACTTCTTCGCAGCATTCAAAGCGGTGTTGCCGGCGATACGGCTCAACGAAATGCCACCCAGGTGACCGTGCGTGGTGATCCACCCCGGTGCCACCTTGTAGAAGGTGGGCAACAGTTCTACCCCGTACTGTTTGAAGTCCAGAAGGTTCTCCATGTTGAACGCACCGGACTCAGCCAACGCCGGGGCGTACTTGGCTAGGTAGGTTCTGGCGCGTTCGTCGTGGTTGCCTTCGTGCACCCCGAACGGCCCGTCATAAACCTCACGGATCGGCTCGAGCAAACACTTCTTCGCGGCCTCAGAGTCCGCGAACACAGACCCTTCGAACTCCCCTGCGGTGCCTTTGTTCCAGCGGGACGGCTGGGGCAAATCAAGAAGGTCACCGATGTGGATGAGCTCATCAGGCTTGTAATCCTTGATGAACCGGATTACCGCTTTCAGTGCCTTCCTTGAGTGGTAGGGGATTTGTGTGTCCGACAGGACAACGATGCGTTTACTCATTGGGGTGCTCCAACCAATCGTTGAGATACCAGACAGCCTTTTTGATGTCTTCGATGTTGTTGTCTTTGCCGCCGAAACCGACACGCCAGATGTATTTCATGGCGTTGCCCAACCGGAAGTCAGGGACCTCGCGGGTTACGTCTATCGCTTCGACCCTGACACCGCGAACCAGTGGCCCGCGCTTGTAGTGGCGAGGGTTAACCGGGTCACTCATCGTCGTCATCTGGCTCCCACACGTAATCGTGAATACGTTCCACCCACTTCGGCAGGTCGAAGTAAATTTCCCAGTTAAGTCCCAAGCGCATTGATGCTCTCCTTCGGATAGGTTTCGATGAGGTACTTCAGAAGATCGGGCTGATACCCGACAATGGGCTCGTACCCGTTGTCAGCAACAACCACCGGAACAGACCGGGCACCAATCAGATTCAGGTAGCCCTTCGCTTTCGGATCAACGGAGACATCAACAACGCGGTGTTCGATGCCCGCCTCGAGCAGCTTCGACAGAACCCGTTTGCACGGGCGGCACCCCGGCTGGGTGTACACAGTTACAGTCATTTCATCCTTTCGAGTAGAGCGGCTTTACCGCCTTTGATGACAAGTGAGTTCACGTCCTCCCCCGCAGGGCAGGGAATGACTTTCGCGTTCGGCAGGGTTGATGCCACCGTGGTTGCGAACGTCATCCCGGCCTCGTCCCCGTCCGCGAGGACGAACACGTTCCGGTAACCCAGGAAGGGTTCACGGAAGTGCGGTTGCCACGCCTGCGAACCAGGCACACCAACCGCCGGCACACCGCACACAGCGGCGGTGACCGCATCCAACTCACCCTCCGTGATAGCGATATTGGCGCTGTGTTCCATCAACGCTTTTGTGTTGTAGAGGCGTGGGCGGTCCCCGGCCACGGTCATGTATTTCCCGTGACCTTTGTGTTCGTGGTCTTGGATGCAGCGGAACCGGATGGACACCACCATCCACCCGTGTTCCTGTGACCACCGCAGGTAAGGGATTGCGAGGTATCCACGGAACTGTTCATGTCCAGGGAGAGGTTCTGCCACGAACCCCAACCTGAACCTGTCCACCTGGGTTCTGGTGCTGGGGAATCCCAAGCCCCTGTTCTTCAGGTAGGAATCTGCGGGACTGTCGGGCAGGCTTGCGTGATACTGGCTGGTAGCTTCCACCAGAAATTGTTTCTGCGAGTTTGAAAGCCGCTGCATAGTTCACTCCTTCCTGTTCTCGAATCATGGCGACGGCATCTCCTTTCACCGGGCAGGCGAAACAGTGAAAGGCATTGCGGGAGTAGGACACGGACGCTGACTTGTTGCTGTCATCGTGAAAAGGGCACAGGCAACTGACCCATTCGTACCCGTTTTCCGGTGGCGGTTCCCACCCCGGTTGATACCGTTTGATGACTGCGACGATCAAAGGTTCGGTCATCCTGTGCCTTTCGTGTTTGCGGTTTGGGTGCGTCCAGTAGTCCTTGAGGTTTCCGCTGTACCGGCTGTACTTGCGCCACTTGAACCTGCCCCTGTGCTTACCCACGGGCAACGTCAAAGAGCAGATCGTGAATACCAAGCCATTGCATGAACTGACCGCCAACGAACTTTGTGTAGGCGGGTGGGATCGCCTCAGCTAGTTCCTCCCGGTTAGTCCAGTCGATGCCCATGACTTCACGCGCTTTCGCTATCGGGGCGATATGCCCTGACACAGACATCACTGTCCCCGGCTTCCAGTGCCCCGCCTTGCTCGCGGGCATCACATGATCTGGGTGCAAAGGTTCTTGCAAAGCGATGTTCGCTTCGAACAACCGGTGCCGGTACAGTTCCAGCCCGAACATTTGCCCGCACAGGGTGATCGGGTTGCGTAGCGGTGAACCTGGCACGTTCTCAATCACCCACGGCCTGTTGTACTCGAGCAGCGCGTCACGGACTGGTTCGATGAGGTCTGGGTATTCCTCTGCGAGCCCTGGACGGCAGTTCGACATAGCGGAGTGCCGTTGGCACGGCGGTGATGCGTGGATAGCGTCGAAGTAGTGCCCGTATTCGTGTAGGAACTCGAGTGCATCTCCTTGGTTGAAGTGAAACGGATAGTTTTTTTGCGGTTTGATGTCCACCCCGGTTACTT